ATCCGTCCGCGACTTGACCACGCTCCGACTGCCTGGAACGGTATGCCGATTTCGGGATAGTCCGCAATGAAGACTTCGTTCTGTTGCAACTGCTCGACAACGTCGCGGACTTCCTTCTTTGCCTTGTCAGCATTCTTTCCGATGACAACCGGGAAATGCGACAACCCGCGAACCATCAAGAACAATGCAGTGAGAATGGCAAGTGTGGTTTTCCCCTCGCCTCTAGGGCCTGCTATCGCTTGGTCGCCTCCATAGCAAGCCGCGTCGATGATCGACTTGACCATCGCTAGACGATCCTCAGTCCAAGACTCGAAAAACTTATCGGCAAAGTACGTTGACAACCATAAAGAGCAATCAGCCTCGCATCGAAGACGACGCGAAGGATCGGCGGGATAAGGGATGATTAGATCGCGTTCCGCTGCTCGCTTCTTTCGCATCAACTCACGTTGACGCATTCGCTCATCACCCTTAATCGGATCCGCTGACGATGCCGTTTTCGGATGCAATGCGAGCAAGCTCTGCAACTGGGACAGACTGAGCGACTGCAAGAAGTCTGATCCTAAGTTCATTATCCTTCGCCTCTTTTTTGGCTCGTGCTTCTTCTCGCTTCTGGTCGATTGCGTCCGCTGCTAAAAGCACCTTTGCCGCCTCAACCGCTAACTCTGGATCCGTCAAGCAAGCCATCAAAGCCGCTTTGATTTTCTCCTTGTCGACGTCCCAGTTTTTCTTGAGTGCTTGGTTAACCATCCCGATGTCACGCTTTGTTTCGATCTGGAACACTTCGCCCCCTACCCCAAGTGCGTTGTGACTAACCGACTAACGGACTAACTTTCTGTTGTTTTTTTGTGCAAAAGGTCTGCGAGTAGCATTTTGAGACACTTTGAGAGTACCTTGAGTATGGGGGGCCGGTTTTTTTATCATGTCTGCTTCTCCTGCCATTCAGCATTCTTACCGCTCTTAACCCTCGTCACCTCAACACCTGATGCCGAAACAATCTCGACCGACCAATCATACCAACCCGGTCTTAGATCGCCTGTGACCGTCTTAGCAACATCGAACGATAGTGTCACGTTACCGCTTCCGGCATCCGTTACCGTGCCTGTAGCGATGAACGAATTGACGCCCTGCTCATCCTCGAAACGCATACCAAATCGGCAAGAGGCGGTAGCCGCAACAAATCCGGGAGGCAAGGCCACTGTCCAACTAAAGGCTCTGCCGTTAGCCGCTAGGTAGTCGTCACCGATAACCAATGGGCTTGTAATCTGACCGCTTGACGTGACTGGCAACGCGGTCTGAACCGTGCCTGATGTAATCAATGCTGTCTTATCTCGTATCTCATCCAGAATACCAACCGATGGATCAACGACCGATCCACTCGAATTGAACCCAAGGATTGACCGAATAGCCGACCGTTCGCTCGATGTCCAGTCAGTTCCACCGCCACCGCCACCGCTCGGAGCATTTTCAAGAGCAATAACGTCAAACCTAAATTGCCCGGCTCCATCGCTCTCGATCATCGAGTCCAATCGCGTAAGCACCTGCAACGTACCGACTGCCGTTGCTATCTCTGCTGCCGCGTCAGCCGCAAGAACCCTAGCCGACAACGCGCCCGTCGCGAAGTCCGCTTCAGTAATAACTCCCGGCTGAAATTCGTGGATATCCGCTGCGACGTGATGACTGCCTGTTACCGCAACTGATCGCTGCGTTGACGATCCTATCAACACTTGCTTGCCGAAGGAATCGGTGGGCCAAGTTGCAGTCGTGAGTTGCTGCCAAACAACAACGCCGATATCGGTAATAAGATCGTTTGCATTAAGTGCATCCGAACCAAGTTCGCTGACAACGTCCACCGTCGTGACGTTTGGTATCGTAACGCCAGTCTGCGTAGGCTGTAGCAACACTCGACCGCTTCCGTCGATGCTCAACGTCGAGAAGTTACTAGGCACCAACCCGCTTTGATATGCACCAACCGAAGAATCTATTCTGCCGCCGCTCAATGCTGCTGGCAATCGACTCTGAATATTCTGCGTATCTGTTTCGATGTCAGCAAACTTCGACAATCCGAACGCCGTTGCGTCTTGGTAGTTGACCGCATCGATTTCGTACTCGATAAGCACCGGGAGCATGTTAGCAACGCCACGAATCCTGATAACCACAAACGGAACGCCAGGCGCAACCGCCGCGTTTGGCGGATCAATCTCGTAGGCTCCATCCAGCGAACCATCCGCGACGATGCCGCCGCTGGTATATGTGCCGAGAGTCTTGCTTACTGGAGTCACCGAAGTCCAAGACGATTGACCGGCCCTTCTGTACTCAAACACAAGACCGCTTGATGCGTGAGTTACACCCGCAAGACCTGCGCCGGTTGTGCTTGTTGTGTCTCTGACAAAGATGGGTAGTGATACGCTCGTTGATCCGCCAGTTTTTCGCTTGCTCATTATCCGTCGTATCCTCCGCTAAATGCGTTTGGTAGCATCAATCCGCCACCGCCACCACTTACGCCGTACACCGCCGATTCGACAAGTGACAAAACAAAGGTCCGCCATGCCGCCGAGTTGGTGACTGTCACGTTAGTTGACGGCCAGATGGTCGTCCGGCTTAGTTGATAGTCAAGCCTCGTTTGCCATGCCGAACCATCCGTCGCGGATTGTGCCAATGTCATACCGCTCGGACTCGATAACGTATTCGCCGAGTTTCGATTTGCAACCCAGCCAACAAGAGCTTGATCGCTCGCGCCCGTTTGAAATGTATTAGCCGTTTGCGCCGTGTAGTTGATCGTCGTACTGTTTGCGTTGTTAGTGCTAAGGTAGTTGGGGAAAATCAGCGTATTCGGATCGCCTCGCCAAACTGACGCAAAGATTTGCGTTGCGTTTGTCCATGTGCCGCTAGTCTCTGCGTTGCTTTGTGCGTGCTTGTACGCAATCGCCAGCGAACCTAGCGACTGCGACAAACTAACTCGCGTTATCCATCCGCTAGGAATTGTTGGCACTGTCGCGGAATTGTCGCGGTATGCAAAAAACAACAACAGGTCACCTGCTGCGTGACTTGGCATTGTTATTGTTGTCGCGTTTGCTGTGTCGCTTCCTTGTAGGGCAATTGTCACAGGGTAGGCTCCGTATCAGGGCTTCCGTCCCACGCTTCCATTGCGGCACAATAGGCATTGTATCGCGTCGACGCAATCATCTTCTTTTCACGCTTGATCGCTCCAAGTTGCATCCCGCTCAGGACAGTTGCAACGAGGCTTTTATTGGGAGCGAGATTGTGCAACTCAAGTAGGCTCACAACTCGCTTGACATGCTTTGCCAGTTTCGACGCATTGGGCACCAAGCCAGCCGCTTCAAACAGGTAGAGCGTCTCTTGAATTTCCGGTCGCGTCAATTGCAATCCAGGTTGCCCACCAAGAGCGTAAACCGCCCACTTCGAGCCGTTGTTTTCAAGTGCTGCCCGCAGTGCTTCGGTGCCATCATTGCCTAGCACGTCTGCAACGCCGCCCCATGTGTAGTTGTCGCTGTCAAGGTATTGCCAAGCAAGTTCATTCAGTTCCGCCCACACTTCATCGATTGTCCTAGTCTGCCAATCGTCAATCTGTTCAATCAGGTCGCTTACTCGCATTATGCACCCCTCAATAATTTGCCGATTTCCGTTTGGAGCGTTTCAATTTTAGCCCAAAGTCTTTCGCGGTCGCTTCGGCATTCTTGGAGGTCTGCCCGTGTTGTTTTCTTTTCCTCAACGAAGAAGCGAAACAGGACGGCTATCGCTGTAGATTGCACGCCGACGATGCCAGATCCGATGATGTAGATTAATGATTCCTGAGTCATTTCGCCAACTCCGCATTGAGTCTATCTAAGGTCATATAGCCGCTAATCTCGACGGTCTTATCGCCATCGACAACGATGAAGTGAGGCACCCTTTTAACATCGTCCGCATTGCCATACGCGAAAGTATAACCAGCCTCTGCAAACTTCGCTTGCTCGCATCGCTTCCACCGTTGGCAAGGCTCGCACCAATCCGCTGAGAATATCACTATCTCACGCTTGATCGCTTTCGGCTTGTCGCTTGGGCTTGGGGTGGGGTCGATTGCGGCATTAGGCTCAATTAGCGTCTTCGCGGCTTGCTCAAGTTCGCTAATCAACTCACTCGAAGTAGGGGCGATGTCACACTGCGTAGGATCGACTACTGGCGGGGTTTGTGCCCAAAACAACAACGCAAAAAACAATAGCACCATCATCAAACCTCCTTGTTTGCTCATCCTAGCGGCCTCGACTGTAGCCACGATACACTACGCGGCCCCGGTAGGCTTAAGTCACTTATGCCAACAATCGACGTGTATTGATGCCGACACAACGCATCGATTACAGATGGGGCAATTTCCGTCCAGGAGTCGTTATGGCTGTTAAGCCGCCAGATGTAATTACGGCCCTTCGAGTCTTTGCGTTTGGAGTAGCCTAGCCATGCTGTAGCATGACCGCCGCCACCTCGAAGGCTAATCGATTCTAAAACGCCACTAGAAGCGTAAAACGAGTCATTCCACGTAGTCCCCGTGTGAACCGCACCCGAACCACTCGCAAGGTACTTGTAGATGTCATCGTAACTCTCGAGCCATGTGTGCGAGCGAATGCGATACGGTGCCGCCTCAAGTCGCATCTGATCGGTGACTAAACTCCGTGCGTTCGATGGGTACGGCGTTCGGTAAGGCAAGGCTGATTCGAGCAAATAGCCAATATCCTTCGCAACCCTCAAGCCGCCGCTTATCTTTGATCCTTGATCGCGTCCTAGCAATCCATCAATCCGTTGCGACTCCAAGTAGGCGAACAACTGCGAAAACTGTCTTTTATCGCTAACCGCTCCGTGCCCCAAGGCTAACAAATACTCACCGCAATTGGTAAGCGAAAAGCCTTGGCAAGACGACATGTTTAGTTGTTTGTCATGCCTCATTAATCGTCGCGGGTCGATCTCATCCGGTGCCGCAAAGTCTCGAAGTGTGAACGGCATCGATACGGAATTGCTTTGCAGTTCGTCGCGTCTCTCGAGCGTTGGATCGTAGCCGGTGAAAAATTCCATTTACCACGCTCCCGCTATGTCACGATTCAACTTCGCAATCTCGGACTCTTTACCCTCGAAACTCGCCGGTAGTTTCAATTCGTCGATTGCGTTGTAAACGCGGTCAAGTGCTTCGCGTTGTTTCGCTCCCGCATTCGCCGCAATAAACTGCGTCCATTGCTCCTGGTTCACAATCTCCCGCTTTTCGATCTTGCTAGCCGCTTCAAGAAATGCCGCTCGGTATGCCGCTCGAATGTTCGGCAAGGTTGACGCTACAACGCCTTTGACATCGGCGGGCTTTGGATCGACGTTAGCGGGTCGCTGAAATGCAAAGTAGATCGCACCAGCCGCGATGATCCACGGTAGCCAATTCGATTCGGGCTTACTCATCTTCGCTCGCTTCCGCTTCGATCTCGGCCTCTGCGTAGAGTTGAGCCGCTGAAGGTGCATTGCTGTATTGGGCTTGCGGGATAGCCGACAGGAAGCCGTTTTCCTTCGCCCAAAAGTAGAGGCGGATAGCCATTTGAACCAGCATGATAACCGTCACCGGATCGAGTCCGTAAACGCTCTTTGCATGCTGGCGATAGGCCCTTCGGAACGCTTGGCGATCCCCGCCAGTCTCGTTGTAAATCCTGATCGCGTCGTCAGCACGCCACGCTGTTTCGCATCGCTTGAATAAACTCACTTTGCCACCTCGTCAGGCTTAGGCAGTGGTCGGATTGAATCGCCGACAATCCACGCTCCAACGGCTAGCACAAGCTGTTGAATTTGCTCTTCGCTTAAAGGCACCTTGTCCTTTAGCACAATCACGGCAACCACGGCTGCCGCTGCCCAGAATCTTTTCGACTTTAGCAAGTCCTGCATGTTACAACCCTCCCTTGGTTCCCTGCATTGTAGCAAGTGCGGAAGGGATTGCAAACTTTGGCTAGATGATGCTTCGCTTCCTCAAATCCTCAATCCAATACTCACCCTCCGCCGCCTTAGTCTCCGCCGCGTAAACCGCAACGGCAAGAGCCGCCCAGTAGTGGCTACTGACGCCAAACAACGGCCCTGGCGCCTTCTTTGTGCCAACAGCTCCGAAGCGGTCGATCAACGCTTGGCGGATGTTTGTATCCTTCGCTCGCATGGACTGACACAAGTGCATCTTAACCGCCTTGCGAGGCACCAGCCGCACTTCGGTGCCAATCGTACCCGCTAGCCATCCGATACCGGCCACGGTGCGAAACACCTCCTGTCCGACTGCCATGCCGTAGGACTCAATCCACTCACAAGCAACGGTCTTTACCTTTGCAAACATCTCACGCTTTTCCCACTCGGTAAAACGAATGAAACTGGAAAACGTGTCGAGTTGAACAACCCGCTGCTCGTCGCAGTTCCACCACACAAACGCATGCTCCTTTGGCCCTGGGTCGATTCCGAGAATTATGTTTTTATTCACCGCTCACCTCCATCTCCTTAATTGCTCGATCCAAATAAAACTCCGCTTTCTTCAAGTCCTCAACGCCGCCTTTATGCTCGCATCGCCAAAGATACTTTATCACGTTACCGCGAAGGTACGCTGCGAAGCCATCGCCTAACGCCGCCTTGATTGCCTCAATGCATTCGATGCCACCTTGGTTGTAGTGCGGTGGATGGTTTACGTTGTCAACTGTCAAGCATTCCTTGACGGCTGGGGCAGGTTCGGCCTTAGACTCAAAACAAAAATACTCCGACTTCCTTTCTACCAACTCGTAGTTTTCTGCCTTCGTTCTGCTTGACCAAGTGTGGCGTTTATACTTGACGCTTATCTCGTCGCCATCGACCTTAACCACTTCGCCGACCCATCCTGCAAAAATTGTGTGGTCTTGCTTTCGCCTGACGATGTCGCCAACCTTAAATTTCGTTTCGCTCATTTCTTCTTTCCTCGTAAAACTGGATTATCTGCCCTGACGAACTTCGCCAGTTCAGTTCGTAACTCCTCGCATCGGTCGCGGTAACGCGTCCGGTCTTTCGCCGTTTTCGCAAGTTGCGATTGCAGCGACTTGATTTCGCTCGTTTGCTCTGCGAGCAACGCTTGTAAATGCTCGATCTCTCTTGCCGCTTCCGTCAAGTTGAATGCCATCCTATCACCTCCTTCGTAAAAATCATTCTGTCCAAACTGTCCTCGTGTCCCTATATAGACCCCACTATACCAAACACCCTAGAGAGCCTACCCCCTAGAGAGGGGTACTAACACCACCCCCTAGGAAACCCCCGGACAGAAGGACAATATAGAAAGAACAATACAGTAAATACCATAACATATATATATATATATATATTTATATAACTAAGGGCAGAAAAACCACTCTTAACCACGACTTCACGCCGCCCAAACTGTCCGGGACAGAATGGGACAGAATGGGACAATATGAGTTTCGGCGATACTTCCGCTAATGCTAGGCTGGCTTGTATTAGTTTTAAGCTGCGCACCCTTTTTGGGACAGAATGAAATGAACTGGTCATTTTTGGCCCCCGCTGACGCGTACAAACACCTTCTTTTTTCGCTTCCCGGTTGTCACAAACTCGACGCGAAAACCGAGTTTGACCGCCGCCGCTTCGAGGTCACCCGCCGTTAATGATCGACACAACCGAAGAGCATCTCGACTGTTGACCGGCCCTCTGGCCGCTAGATCGCTCAAAACCTTTGCCGCAAGCGTCAAAGACTTGTCAACCATGTTCTGTTCAACTAAGTCGCAAGCGATGCGAGATAGCCAATTGGAGAGCTTGACGCCCCACTGGATATCCTGCATCTCAATCGCAACTACCGGGCTTATCTCCGTAGGAGATGCCATGCGGCTACAGCGATGCACCAACGCAAGCATAAGGCTTCTAGCTGCCGTGCGTCCCCACATTGCCGAGCGTTGCGAAGACTCCGATTCCATCTTTTCGTCGATTGCGAAACTATGCTGCTCCCATCGCTCGCATGCTTCGGTCGTGATACCGAATTGGATCGCTTGCGGATTCATCGAGGCGATGTTTCCCACCGAGGTTGTAAGGCTTGCCCACTTCGCTACAAGGTCACTAAGTTCGCTTGGCACCTTCGGCGTTTTGTAATTTCGCTTCCGCTTCGGTCGCTCTTGCACTGGCCAAAACGAGATGCGGTTAAGCAACCCGTCGCTGACGTGATCCGCTGAAAGCCCCTCAAAGATGGTCGATCCTGTCGATAGCCCAAGGATGCAAAGATGCGGCTGGTCGATCTCGTTCTTTGCCCCCGCTGCGTGAGCTGCTCCAAGGAACTTTCCAGCAGACTCCCCGTAGAGACTCAATAAGTGCTTGCCGATGTTCTTGAGATGCTGCGAGCCTTTCTTGTCAAGGATGCCTTGCAACACCTTGCCAAACTCATCGCCGATCCACAAGCAAACCGGTTGCGACTTGATCGCCGTTATCAATCCGTTTCCCGATTGCACATCTGCCGCCAGTAGTAGGTGGCCGCATTGAGCCGCGTCGAATATCTTTGTGATCGACGACTTGCAAGCCTCTTTGCCGGATGCCGTTTGAGCGATGATGAGGTTGTAGTCGTTCGTTCGTAGGTCTGTGTGCGTTGCTACCTTTTGACCTAATAGCACTTCCATCGTAGAGATAGCCACCGACAGCCCCATAATCGGGCTTGGCCGGATCGCTAAGTCAAAGTAGTAATCGTAAACCATGCGAATCAATCCGGAATCAGGAAGCATTGCCAAGCAAAACTCCTCATCTCCGTCGTCGTCTTCGCTCGCAAGTTCCGCTGCTTTTGTCGGCCAAAGTAGCTCGGCAATACGCCCTCCTTCTTCTGCTCCGTCAATGGCAATCATGCCCGGCAGTTTCGCGTCTCTTGGCGTACCCTTTGTGCGTGCATTCTCGACCGCCTTGATTACCTCGGCATCGTCCATCGGAGGCGAACATCTAGCCGCCCAACCTCGCACCGCGTCTAGTACAATCTCTTCGCCCGGTCGCTGTCCGTCATCGCCCACCATCGCCCACAAGTGACCTGCAAGCCGAAAAGCTGCGTTGTTACGATCTCCTTGAGGTGCTGCCTGTGCATTTTGTGCGTAGGCTTGAATACGCTCTTCGAGTTGTGTTTCGCACCGCATAGAAGCGACACTAAGCACCCTTTGCGGCTCAGGTCTGTGCAGGTAGTCACCTAGGAAAATCTCAAGTTCCGCTTGGCATTCTTGCGGCTCGTTGTATCCGTCCAGCACATCGCCTGTCATCACCCAGAATCGCCCGTGTTCGTAGCACTCAACACCTTGCCGACTGCATACCGACCAATCCGGCTTTTTACCTCGAACGATGAAGTGCAAACCGCGTCCACTTTGCGAAGTTTCGCAGTATGCCTTGCCTTTGAATAACTCAAGACAGGAGCTAGCCACCTCGTTGTATTCGCCGAGTTCGTCGATGCAATTATCGAGGTCGATGCCGACAAATGGATCATCGGAAGAGAACACATACGCGATTCGCTCATTGCTTTTCACCTCGTCGTAATCAAACCACGTTTTCGGCTGATTGCTAGGCGAGTTGGGTATCTTCTTGCCATCCGCCGTAAGCGTCCATGTAATCCATTGCCTACGCTCCGTCAAACATTTAGGAAACATCTTGAGCAACCTCGTTATCTTTTCTAGTTGGGCCTGTAGTGATCTTCCAATACCGTCCATCTCGCTCTGCGTTGATAACGCTCGGCGTTCCCAGTTCTCCACTCTTGGCAATCGCTAATGCTTCGTCGGTCGTTTGTGGAAATGGTAGGCTTGTGCGCTTCGCCCACCATCGCCTAGCCTGTTCGACTGCAAACGGCTTGTCAGACTCGAACGCCACGAACTCCATCGGCGAATCATCCGGCAATCGCGTCTTTTCGCCGCTTTGCACGATATACAAGACGGTCATGCTTGCGGGTTTGTCTTTGGCTTTGCTCTTGCCGTAAACGATATGCCGCACGTTGTAGACTCTAGGCTTGCCGTCCGAGATAATCGATACCTCACGCTCCGCTGTATCGCCATGCCTAAAAACAACCGGGAAGCGATAGCCGCATTCGCAATGCGTCTCGGATGGAGGCGAGTAAACTTCACAAGCCGGACACATCTTGCCCGACTGCTTTTCCTCATCCTCTTCGCCTTCGGCCTGTTCTTTTGGCTCGGTTTCTTTGGGTGCCTTTGGTCGTCCTCGCACACGGTCAATTGCTCCGTGTCGTCGGATGTTTTCGCCGAAGTCTAGCACCAGGCAATCCGTCTTGGATTCGTGCGTACGAAGCCCACGCCCTACGATCTGAACATATAGACCAGGGGAGGCGGTAGCCCTCAGTATTGCAATCGCATCGACAACGGGAGCGTCAAACCCGGTCGTAAGCACATCGACGTTGACAAGATATTTAAGCTGTAGTGATCGAAATCGCTCCGCTACGTTTCGCCTGTGTTCGCTAGTGCTTTCGCCGGTAATCAAATCGACGCATAGACCGACCTTTTGATAGATCATATTTGCAACCGTCTTGGCGTGCATCACCGAGGTGCAAAATACCATCACGCTGTGTCTGTTGGCGGTCTTTTGTAGGATCTCATTTACCGCCGCTTCAATCTCTGGTTCGTTGCCGAATAACTGCTCGACTTCGGCTTGGATAAACTCACCGCCTCGCTTGTGCAAGTCGCTTGTGTCAACCGACGCATCTGCATCGGTGTTGACGATGGGACATAGGTAGCCATCTTTGATGAGTTGCGGTACGGTCGCTTTCTCGATGATGTCTGTAAACAACTTCTCGACGCCGTAAATCTTGCCGCTTTCCGTTCGGTAGGGAGTTGCGGTTAAACCTACAACGCGATGCGAATAGCCTAGCGATGCGATATCTGCAAGCAACTTGCCGTACATGCTATTCGCGTTATCGCTGCACAGGTGGCATTCGTCGATGACGATGAGATTACGCCGCCCAAGCAGATTGGCATGCTTGTAAATACTCTGGATGCCGCCAACAACAACATCTTGCGAGCATTCCCGCTGCTTTAACGCCGCTGAGAATAAGCCAACATTGATTCCAGGAAGTAACGCCCGAATCTTCTCGGCATTCTGCTCAATCAATTCTTTGCGATGCTGCAAAACTAGCACACGTCCGCCGAAGTCCTGTACCGCGATGCGTGCTAGTTCCGCGATGACAATTGATTTACCGGCTCCAGTCGGCAAGCAGATAACCGGATTGCCTTGAAAGTCTTTGAGGTATTGATACGCCGCATCGACGGATGAGCGTTGATAGTCGCGGAGTTGCATTTTTCTCACAACGGTAAGAGATTAGAGAAGAACGCCCCGCCCCTTTCGGGGCGAAGCGTGGAGGTTGAGGCGGTAGTTTGGTGAGACACCGGCACTTACCGCGCACCAGCCCATTCGGCGGGATTCCTGCGGTTCAAGTCGCAGGCACCTTTGCCCAGGCGAGCCAACCTGTTAGTCGAAGAGGGTGGGTTGACGAGGCTTGTCGGCTTCACGCTGAATCCTTGCCCTTGCAATCTCGATGTACTCCGATTCGCGCTCGATGCCGATAAACCGAAAACCTTCGAGGATTGCCGCCTTGCCGGTTGACCCCGAACCCGTGAAGGGGTCGAGGATAATTCCGCCCGGTGGAGTTACAAGCCTGCATAGGTATCGCATCAGGTCGGTCGGCTTGACTGTTGGGTGGTGGTTGCGGTTAATTGCTGGAGCGTTCGGGTCGCGCCCTTCGCCAATGCCCTGTCCGTATCGATGAACACCCCTCGCTTCCATCGCCTCGCACCCTGCATCCCTGTCCGCCTTGCTTGCCTTGGCGGTGTAGAAAAATCGGGCTGCATCACCCAGCAATCCAGTCGCCTCATCGCTCCCATCGTGGATGAAGTTTGCAGGCCATCTGCCAAGTTCAAGCGTTTGCACCTTATGTCCAGTTCTCCATCCGCTTTCAGAGTATGGGGCCTGCTCGCTTCTTGTCGTTGCTCCCTCCGTCCCCACCCTGCATCCGTCCACGTTCAAACCGCCTGTGCCATGCTCTAGCACGTTCGCCGCTACGGTTAAGGCAAACGGCTTGCGAGCCATTGTGACTGGCTCAAACGCCGGTTTAAGAGCAGTCCCCCATCCTTGCCACTGCTTTGCGGCTTCGGTTGCGGGGGCGGTGATGTTTATTCTTGCCTCGGTATCCGGATCGTATCCGCAGTCCGAGGTCGTCTTCGCTGCCGAATGACTGCCGCCTTTCGATGGTCTTGCCGTGCCTGTCGGCTTCCAGGAACCCATAACCTCCCTTTCCGCCCCAGCCTCTTTATCAATCGCCTTGCTGATGTCCAGCGACTTCGGGAATCCCGAACCGTACACCCAAGCAATCAAATCCCGAATCTCAAACCCTGCATCCTCGATCCTAACAGCCATTCTGTGCTGCGTCCGAGTACCCGCAAAGGCTAGCAAGTGTCCGCCGGGCTTTAGAACGCGCAAGCATTCCTGCCAAACCTCAACGGCTGGCACGTCGTAATCCCATCGCTTCCCCATAAAGGATAAGCCGTACGGTGGATCCGTAACGACTGCATCGACCGAACAATCGGGAAGCGTTTTAAGCACCTCCAAGCAATCGCCGTGATGCAGTTGGTATCTACTCTCCATTTGTCCCAACCTCCGTTTCGCCGCCTTGCTCCGAGCAACCGTTGCTCCTTTGCTTGTCGGCTTGTAAAAACCAAACCTGTTTTCCTAAAACAAAACACCCTGTGCGAGTCTCTGCTTCGATATCTCGATGTAGTCGGGATTAACTTCGATGCCAATGTACTTGCGTCCGTTGTGCTTTGCCATCTTTGCTGTAGTGCCTGACCCGCTAAACGGATCAAGTACGATATCGCCTTCGTTGCTCCAGGATAGGATGTGATCGCGGGCTAGGACTTCTGGAAATGTTGCCGGGTGATTAGTCTCAATTCCTCTGTGCTGATGTCTCACAAGCCACCAATTCCATCGAACGCCATGTTTGTTAATTATATTGCCTTCGCACGCTCGCTTAGCCATGCTTCCGTCTTTACGTCGCTCCATTCCATGAACGTCTCGCCCAGCAGACTTGTTAATCCGGTCGTTTAGTAAGTTAATCGACTTCGGCGTGCCTCGACTAAACACAAACATGTACTCAAACGCCGCGTAATATCTAACAGTATCTGGGAACGCGCATTGATCCTTTGCGTAAATCATCGTATCGTGCAATCGAAACCCGATCTCCATGAACCGCAATGCTTGCCTGAAACTAGTCCCCGTTTCGCTGCCATTCACGGTCGCGTCATTGACAATCCAGACGACTACACCACCGGGCTTAATCAGTCTCCAGAGTTGCTGCGCAACGCCGTAGAAGTCCCACGAATGCCCACCGTAGGTTCTCAGGTCGTCGTATGGTGGCGATGTGACGACTAAGTCAATCGACTCGCTAGGCATCTTGCGCATCACCTCGCAGTTGTCGCCGCAGATTATCACATCAGTTTGAATTTCACTGTCCATCCGCATCCCTCCTGAGTGACTGCCTCATGTCGGCTATCGTCCACGCAACCAAGTCAACCGCCGCGTTTAAGTGATCGTTGGCAACGCGTCGAACGTGCTTGCGAACGTCATCGAAGTCTTGATACCATCCGCCATCAATGCCGATTGCAAACTCATCGCTAGTCAGTGGCAAGCAATGCCCGTTAAGCTTGTGCTTGATGCCATGCTTTTGCAGGATGCGATGGGCTGCGCTGGCTTCGTTGTTGGTCACTACACCACCTCAAAGCCTTTCTCGGTAATGCGGATCGTCTGACCGCCTGGCGTGCTGTAAACGCCATTGAGTCGCAACTCTCGGTGATCGTAATACACCACCTGCCGGATCGCGTGCCACTTGTCAGTTTTTTGATTCGCCAAGTCTACCCGATTGTCTCCAATGAGTAGCCAATCCTGCCATCCTCTTGACCAAAACGCATCACTCGCAAGCCGCTCTTCGTCTTTGCCGAGCAATCGCCAGCCGCTCGGGATCTTATGGCGGGATCGCGAACTGTCCGAAGATGTTGGAGAGTTGGTTTCAATGCGTCGGCGATACCAAGCGTCAACCCGCTGAAGTTTCGATTCGCTTGCATAAACCCAGTCATTAGTCCTGTGGTCGTACCACTCGTCTGCCGTCTGCTTGTCTTCCGGCGGAAACTTCTCCAGCAACCTGTACCCTTCACCTGGCTCGGGCTTGTTTACAAACCACGCTGGCGGGTCGTAGACTTGGCACTGTAGATATGTAGCTCCATCAAGGTCAATAAATCTCGGGGCTAGTTTGTGATACCGCCGATAGCCTCCAAGAAACTCACCGTCTCTCCATCCTTCACTTTCCTCATCCCGAAACCTCGCCTCAACCGTCTGCCCGTCCATCACTCGCATAACGTCTGCACCGTCTGCATCACGCCAAAACTGTTCAATCTTCTCACTCATTTCGTTAACCTCCCGACTCGTCTCCACTCTTCATTGACCGCAGGCGGCACGTTGCCCCCTGCTCGTCTAACTTCAAAATAAGCGGCCCTCGTTGCGTCAAACTCCGAGAGGCCCTCGACAATCATAATCGCAACCCGTTCTCGGAACTCCTCGGTTACGCTCTGCTCGCTGCGAGTTCGCACCGCAGGCACCGCTTCTTGGTTAACGGAATGTTGCATGTGCTACACCACCATTTTGCATACTGATACTCGCCTTCGTTGTTTAACCTTTGCCGCATTGGCCGGATGCCATCGCGTACTTTATTCAGTTGCTTCGCCCGATGCGGTGACATGCCTAGCATCTCTTCGTTCCTGTGCCTGTCTGCCAAGCGTTCAAGGCGAAGTATAACCCCTCGATCCTTGGCAATCTCGGCCATCTCTGAAACAACCTCAGAATAACTTGACCCCGCAGCGATTGCCCTAGAGCATGCGCTGCAATGCTTGTCACCGCTCTTGATGTAGGACGGACTTAGGATCTTTTCGCAGCATCTACACCGCATCGAGTCCCTCACCTTCCTCGACCTCAAATGAGATGCGGGTGAGTCCAAACGCATCGACACTAGCCGCCTTGCTAGGCTTGTCGAGCCATAGCGAATAATCACCATTTCGGTTAACCATAACCCACCTCTCGATCTTCATTCGCGGCTTGACTTCGATGAGGTCGGCGTTGCTTATGGAGTCTATCGCATCGGAGCCATCGCTTCTCCAGCAATGGATTACCCATCCGTCACTCCTGAGGATCGCTCCGTGAACTGGGTGAATGCCGCCGCAGTCAGTCGCGTAGATTCGCACCTCTCGACCGTCCCGCGTTTTGTACTGCTTGTTTTCGTCAATCATCTCTAAACCCTCGCCATCGGCATGATAACGCCAGTAACGTCACCGGATGTCAATACAACCGGATCGCCTGAATTTTTGTACTTGACCTCGACCATTTGCTCTTTGCCGAGACTTCGTAGGAAGTCGGAAAGATACGTGTGATCCACCGTCAATTTCGCTGGCGTGTCTGCTTCGCATCCCATCACAACGCTTGACGCTCCAACCTCAGCGGTCTTTGCAGTCGCGGTAAGTTCGCCGCTACTGATAACGAGATCGATACCGCGACTGTCTTGATCGTTGACAATTGCTGCTTGACGCACGACCGATAGGAACTTCTCCGCATCGCACCGAAGCGTAGATGCTCCATCGGTTGACGGAACTACCTTTCTCCAGTCGGGATAACGCCCTTCAACCAATCGCGTCTGTAGCGAGATATCACCGCATACAAACACCGCTGACGCATGGCTAATCATTACATCAACCCCGCATCCTTCCGCCGCTATGATGCGGCTAACGGCCTGTAGTGGGCGAATAGGCACAATACCGCTGACCGCTGCAACTTCACCTGCAATCTGACAGGATGAGACAGCAAGCCTACGCCCGTCAGTTGCAACGCATGTAAGCCGCTCCGAAATGTCGAATAGCACGCCGCCGAGTTGATAGCGTGTAGAGGTCAAGTCAGTCGCGTAGATCGTCTGCCGGATGGCATCAGCAAGGGCAACTCCCGGTACACCTGCCGCTCCTTCCGCCGCGTCGATCTTGACGCTCGGGAACTCGTCAGGATTCGGCATCGACAAGGTGAACCCGCCGGATTGCGTTGTGATCCGCAGTTGGTTGTCAACCTCGATGTCAACCGACTCGCCGCCGCAATCCTTGAGTATCGGTATTACCTTCGCGGGGAGTAACAGAGCCTTGCCTGGACTCAAAACATACTGAACCGCATCGGCAACATTGCAAACCACTGACAGTTCATTGTCAGTTGCTTGCATGTTCTTTGCACCCTCGCAAGTAAACTTGACGTATCTCAAAACCTCGATTTGTGGCTTGTTGCCGACGATTGACGCCGCGATTTCGAGCGACTTGAGAAACGGTAAACGCTGGACTGTGACCTTCATTTCTAACCTCCATAAGTTCGTAAACAACCGGCTTTGCTTGGCATCCTGCCACGCAAGCCAACAACAACAACAAACGCATCTTGCTACCCTCCAAAGGATCATTCTGGACTCGAACCAGATGCAAGCCAAGCGGTCTTCATTCGCTCTTTAATGCCTGCCGCCCATCGCAATGATCCAACCGACTATCGCCGAGCCTCAACAATTGGTATGTTCGCTTCGGTTGGGACGTAGATGATTTGTTCAACTTTGTCGGCTTTGATCGCTTCCGCGAACGCACCGATGAATTCTTGAGTCCGATACTCGGGAAACTCTTTCGACGCCTTACCTACGATTGAAATAGCCTCGGCACGAAGTTTAGCAGACTCAAGTTCCGCTTTCGCTTGCTCAATCTGTATTTTTCGCTCTTGCTCGGCTTGCATTAAAGACGCCCGGCCCTGCATTCCAGCCGCCCACACGTTCCATACCGGATAGCCAAATAACCCAACCGGAATAGTGAGAAACACAAAAGCAATGAAGCCAACCACGATCTTTTTTTCAACATTATCCATAATCAAAACACTCCTCAAAAAACTCGAAACAAAACAAACAAAAGGATCGGGCAGGGATCGAACCTGCGTTTCACCGCGTCCCGCAGTGCGTCCTAACCACTAGACGACCGGCCCTGCACCCTACTCAATCGATCCGCTGACTAGCGTGAACTGCTTGCCTGATCGAATCAGATCGCCGTTGGCAATGATTGTCTCGATGAGGTCAACCGATGCAGCACTCGAATCAACAGTCACACCGACCGCTGGCGTTGCAAGCCTGTCTTTGCATCCATCGAGGTAACAACTCGACAGCACTCCGTTTGCACCGTTTGCGACTGCAACACAGATTCGACTCGATGCAGTTGACAGATTGGTCACTCGACTGTTGCTGATCGCAAAGTCGCAGCCGCTCAGAAACAAAGACGTGCTGCTAAGCGTGTGCGTCAAATCGAGATGTGTCGCGTTAAGCTTTGGTCGAGGTGATCCGACCGTTGGGTAGACAGCAATCGTTCCGCAGATTCCAAGAGCATCAGGAGCAATCGCCACCGGCTCTAATGATGTACCTCGGATCTCCATCTCGCCGTAAACCTGGATAGGCAAGCCGATCTGCACTTTGATGTTTACGCCAGCTTCGAGGATCAGTTTACCGCCGACTCTCACTACCGCTTGCCGTGTCAAAAGGTAATCGCCTTTTGGAACGAAAACCGTTTGACCAGCAAGCACCGTACGCACCGGAAACGGAGTTTGGGCCGAGGCCACCGAGCCAAACACCAACAGCGCAACCGACAAAACAAAACGCAACATAAAAACCTCTCTGGGAGATGAAACTGACTGAAACATAAAACGGATTACCAAGGCCGCCCTTGCCCATCCTGTCGGGGCTGTGGAACTGGTGCTTGCGATTGTTGCGGTACGCTTCGCTCTAGCTTTGCGTAGCCCTTGACGCGATTGACCTTCGACGTTGTGCCATTGTAGGTGTTATCCTCAACACCAACGCTTAGCAAAAGGGGGTAGTTACAAAGCTGCGAAGTGTCCGACACCTTGCGTCCAATCGCTTCGCAGATAGCCTTGAGCGTGCTTCGTGCAATGTCGCGGGGCTTGTCGTTCGGATGCCATAGGTTGAGATTGTCCCAGAGTTTACGCCCTTGGTAATCGCCTGCAATCACCTCCAATTCTAACTCGACATAGCGAGAACCTGACTTGCTGGTCTTCTCCGTCGTAGTCGTAATGACCGCTTGATACTTACCCTCAGGTAATACACCAGCGGGACGCGATGCTTCGTACTGATCCAAATCAAAGTCGATATTCACTTAACTATTCTCCAAACTGAATTTTACTTGCCGGATCAACCACCGATGCGACTACGCTGCCGCTCGGCTTGATCTCGTTTTTCGTTAGGTAGGGGTAAAAGGATGCGATTTCCATTGGAATCTCATCCGGCATGCCCAAACGGTTTTTTGCTTCGATGCTCTGCATGTTATTACAGACGATGACTCGATCTCCCTTCGCCGCTACCGTTCGCTTCCCTTCGTCCGCTTTGCGTGCTATGCGACGATGTTTGCAGAATAGCACCTCATCACACCACTCACTCACGCAAGCCGAGCCAACGCGATGCAAAGCAGGCCGGTAGTAGTTGTATCCGTCTCCCTCTGGGTCTGCGAACTTATCGATGGTTTCGTGACAAGTCAGAACAATATTCCTTCCTTGCTTCCAAAGGTAGGTAAGCCCAGCGAATACATCTTGCCATGATTTCGCTAGGGACTGATAGCCCTTGCCGAATCCGATATCCTCGATGGTCTTCTTGCCGTGTGCCGAAGCGACTTCGAGCATCAGCAACTTTTCCAGCCAATCGACCGTATCGATGACGATTGTAGCGTAATCGGTTTGTGGCAACTCTAACGCTAAGAGTTGCTGAAACTCTTTGTAGCTGCGTATAACGTCCGTCGAATCGCACTCGATATCCCCGATGCCGTCTTCCATGTTGAGAAACAGCGGATGCGGGAACTGACTCGCCAGCGTCGATTTACCTACGCCCGGCTCGCCGTAGATGAGCATCCTTCGTGATCTGGATTGCTTGCCTTTGTTGATCTTCATAGCCTCACCTCCTCACCGAACGCTTTGAACTGCTCGGTATTCATATCGTAGATTTCTTGCATTCCGCCGGGATCGATTGCCGACCAATCGACTCTAAAACCGGCATCACGCATGTACTCAAACTCTCTGTCTAGCTCCGCATCGCATAACTCTCTTGCGTGCGTTTGAGGGAAGCGACGGAACGCCATCGCTTGCCCTTCGTCGGAGCTAATCTTGATCCAAAAGCACCAGTTCACTTCGCACCGTCGCTTTCTGCGAGTTGCTTGAGGATGTCATTCGCTGCGATTATCGACATGTTAACGCACGCATCAACCGTATGATTTACAGGATGAGCCAGCAACCCTTGCAACGCCATTCCAGCGAACCACTCGCGCTTTGTTA